GCAGGCAGGGTTTTAATGCCACACCTGCAAACAATGCTGTTAAAGAGGGCATAGCGGCAGTTACAGGCTTACTGCGAGAAAAGAGATTGTTCTTCTTCCGAGGCCTGAGTAATACATTGGATGAGATTGAGAGTTACCACTGGAAAAAAGTAAATGATCAAATAAAAGAAGAACCAGAAAAAGAGTATGATCATGCAATGGATGCGCTGAGGTATGGTATAATACACATAGTGGAAAATATAGAAAAACGTAGTCCTAAAGGGATTGACGTTTTGCGGGGGGTGAAGATTTATGATAAACCCGTTTAAGTGGATAGTAGGGGAGATATCAAAATTAAGGCAACCTGATTATGGGCAATATGGATGGGTTGTCAATGCTTATAACACGCCATATTCATTAAATACCTCACGAGTAAATTATCAGTTAGCACGTGAATTATATCACAATACAAACGAAGCTTACAAGTTAGGAGCGGGCTTTGCGAAGCCAATAATAAACACATTAGCTGGCTTTATGGGTGCTCCTAAGTTTAGGTGTGCGGATGAGGAAGCACAGGCAGTGCTAGATGATTACCTCGTGGATTGGACAAGTAGAATCTTGCGAGTTCACCAATTGACATTGAGAGATGGAGACTGTTTTCTATATTTGTATGTGAATAACAAGAGAAGTGTTCTTTACCCAGAGCGTGTTGGTGGTTCAGTGGATTTCACAATCATACCACCAGAGCAAGTTGCAGACATTGAGTTGGATCCCATTACGCATGAGCCAGTAGCATATACGATTTCGGCAAGGGTAATGTGGGATCAGGGAAGAAGGCAGTATAACTATACCCAAATCGTAACAGCAGATAGTATTGTAACACAAGCTGAAGGAGACATACCACCAGATTTGAAGGTAGGAGAGCAACCTAATTTGTGGGGTTTCATACCAATAATACATTTTAAGAATGAGGCGGAAGAGACACAGTTATTCGGCAATTCCGAGTTGGAAGCAGTAGAGCCGTATTTCAAGGCGTACCACGATGTGATGTTACATGCTTTGCAAGGTTCAAAGATGCATTCAACTCCAAGGATGAAGTTGCAGTTAAAGGATGTCAGCGGCTTCCTTAAAAACAATTTCCCTGAAGCGTGGGAAAGTATTCAGCAAGGTCGACCAGCGAGAATTGATTTAACAGGTCATGAGCTTTTAATCTTTACCAATGAAGAGGATGCGTCGTTTATTGAGGTTAGTTCAGCGATAGGTGATGCGGGGTCATTGTTAGAGTTGTTATTTTACTGTATTGTTGATGTGTCTGAAGTGCCCGAGTTTGCATTTGGTGTGCACACTCCAAGTTCGCATGCGAGTGTAACAGAGCAATATCCGTTGTTAATTAGGCGTGTTGCTCGTAAACGTGAGATGGTAACAGAAAGTTGGCAGCAATTTGCACGTATGGTATTGGCAATGCATTCGCAGGTAACAGGGAAGAGGTTCAAGGATTATTCAATAGCGTTAGCATGGGATGAAGTAATCGAGCGAGATGAAGAGCAATATGCAAGGGTACTTAATTTGCTCACGCAGGCAATTAATACTGCATTGATGGGTGGCTTCATGAGTATGGATGCGGCTGTCGATTTGTTGAGCGAGTATGTAGACACCATGCAAGGCTATGTTTCAGACAATGAAGAGCTTCCGGGCGAGCGTGAAAGGATAATAAGGAGTTGGATATTACGACAGCGGCTTGAAGAAAACGCTGGGATGAATGCACAATTAGAGGAAATTAATAAGGCGATAGAAGAAGCACGTAATGAGCTGGCGTGATGATTTGAAGCGTTTCAATGGGCCGTATTATAGGTGGGCACTTGAAAATAGGCGAAAGTTTCTTACTACCGAGTTAGCCACAGAAAAGGCATTAGCAAAAGAATTGGAAGGGTTAGTCGAAGACTTGAGCATGTCTATAGAAAAAATGCCACTTGATGTTGGAGCACAGATGAAGTATGTCCGAGAAGGGCTGAAGGATTTCGCCAAGGCGTTGAATGGCAAACAGAAAGATATCATTAGCAAAGGTATCGAGAAGGCAGTAGGCATTGGGGTTGAGTATAACGAGAAAGTTAGTGCGGATTTACTCCTAAAGGTGTTCCCTGAAGTAGCTGGGAAAATACAAAATGTGTTTGGTTCAGTGCAAGAAGATGTTATCAAGGCAATGTGGAATCGCAGGCTGGGTGGTTTGTATTTAAGCGATAGGATTTGGAATATAACTGGTGATACCACAGAGGCGATAGGGAGGATATTAACAGCAGGGATAGCAGAAAACATGGACCCTGTGGATATAGCAAGAGCATTGACAAAGTATGTTAAAGAAGGTTCAGGGACATTAGTAAAGGACTACCCTAATATGATGAAACGCATGGGTAGGAGGTTACCGAAAGACTTAAATTATGAGTCGTTGCGTCTGGTTAGGACAGAGTTATCAGCGGCTCATGGTGATGCCACATTAAAGAGTGCGACATATAACCCTGCATGTAGAGGTGTGAAGTGGGTATTAAGTTCAGAACACCCAGAATACGATATTTGTGATGAGTTAGCATATGCCGACCAAGGGTTGGGGCCGGGTGTTTACCGAGTAGAGGATGCTCCACCAATGCCTGCGCATCCGAATTGTTTGTGCTTTTTTACAGAGGTAGTGGAAGACCCAAATGCATTTGTGCAAAGGTTAGAGAGGTTCAGGGACAATCCAGATAGTGATCCCGAATTGCAGGAATATTGGCAAAGGACATTTGCTAAGCCATCAGAAGAAGAAGAGGACATAATCAATCTGGACGACTATGTAGATTTGTATGAAAAATACCAGCCAGATGATTACGCAAACGAATACGGTTTGAATAATACAATTGAAGACGTAAAAAAGCATAGTCATTTCTTAGTACATGAGGCTACCCCCGAGGAACGAGAAGCGGCAGAGTATTATACTAGTTCGTTAGGTTATGAAGAATACAACCAAGCCTTGAGGTTCCCCGAAATAGGGAAGACAGCTAAGAGAAAAACCAAGAAAATGATTGAGGCTTTAACCAACTTCATCAAAAAAGCAAGTCCATTGAGTCAAAACACGATACTCTACCGTCATGATAAGTTGGGGACATTAGAACACCTTGCCGGTCCAGAAGTAAGGAGAATTGCAGAGGACATAGTAGTGAATGGTGATACTAGTAAGATGCCGGAACTGAAGAAGCTATTGAGTGACTTTGTGATACAGGATAAAGGATTTTTGAGTACTTCCTATCGCCAAGGTATATTTGTTTACGAAAATGGTTTGGAGATACGGATTCACGCACCCAAAGGTTTCAGGGGCGGGTTATTCCTAGAAGAAATATCCAAATTCCCAAGGGAAAGGGAATATCTGTTCGCCTCCGGACAAAAATTCAGGGTGTTGGATGTAGAGGCAGGCGAAATTTACGAAGGGACGGAAAAACAAGAGATGGTGAAAAACTTGATACTGTATGTTGTTCCAGTAGAATAATACGAATAATTTTGTTGCAAAGAGTATAATATAATTAGAAAGAGAAAAGTTTAACGAGGTGATACAATGACTGAGGACAGATCTGTTAGATTCAGATGGGAGAAAGGCGAGGTCATAGGCGAATTTTCTCAATGCTCGTATTGCAAGAACGCCTTGGATTATGCTACCTGCGCAGAATTCGGGACAAAACCTAAAAAATACCGCGACAACGAAGAACCCTGTCCAAAACGAATACCAGAAAAATGAAAGGAAGGAGGACCATGAAAGAGAAACAAAATCAAAATCAGCCAATCCAAGTTTACGAAAATCCTGCCTCAAAGCGAATTGAGATTCATTCCAGACATCAAAAGCTGGTGGTGCGAGACTTAAAGACCGGTCAATACGTTAACAAGCGCTGAGGCTAAGGCCGAGGCGCTTTTATTGTGCCATTTATGTGGTATAATGGAACATATGAATGGGGGTGAACGTTCAATAAAAGTTGAGAAGAGGTACGATAAAGCACGAATAGAGATTAACCCGAAGTATGGGAAGCCGATTATCCGAGACATGAAGACAGGGCAATACCTTCCCAAGTATAGAAAGGGGGTGCAATAGTGCCGACAAAATTTACCATTAATAATGACGAGATTTCAGAACGAGATTGGGGGGATGTAGATAAAGGCAGTATTTGGCAAACATTCAAAAAAGCACGTGAAGAAGGAGCTTCAGGGCTTGCAAGTGCAATAAAAGAGATGTATGCGGTAGTCAAAGCTCCTGTTGATGAGAATTTAAGGGAAGCCGATTGCTGGGGGCCACACCATGAGATAAGAAGCGATGGAACATTAGTCGTTAATCGTAGGGGCGTAATAGCGGCAGTTGGAGCATTAGCTGGTGCAAGGGCAGAGCCGAATTTAACTGCGAGCGAGAAGAAGGAAGCGGCAATGCATTTGGCGAAGCATTACCGAACAATGGGATTAGAGCTTCCCGATACGATAAAGGAATATGCAGGCGAAATGGCAGTACCGTTGCAAATGGATGTTATTGGCGAGATGGCGGTTGAGGATATCCCAGTCGCACCGTGGGCTGATGTGAAGAGTTTGCAAGAGAATGACCTTAATCCGATGGAGGTAGTAGTAGCAGTACCCGTTGGCAAGTCTAAAAGAGGCTGGTTTTACACCGAAGAAGCACTAAAAGCTATTGAAAGAACAGTAAATGAGCAAGGGCTTCCGGGATTTATGGGTCATCAAAAACCCGATGATGTGGATCATGAGTTCCCAGAGCCAGTTACACATTGGGTAGGTGCAAAATTTGAAAATGGCAAGTTGTATGTGCGAGGTGTGATTGATAAGTCAGCTGAAGATTTGAAGCGTTGGATCAAAGGCAATGCCGTAAGGACAGTTTCTATATTTGGCGTTCCGAAATTAAAGCACAAANCAAATGGCGAAATTGAGGTCGTAGATTATCAGCCGTTGAGCATTGACTGGACACCGTTAGGAAGGGCGGGGATGGAAACACAAGTTATAGCTATTGGCGAAATGGATAGTGTAAGAGAAGAGACAAAAGAAGAAACACAAGAAGAAACAAAGGCAGGTGATAGCATGGACGAAGTGCAAAAGGTTTATGGCGAGCTGACAGAGTTGCTCGGGGTAGAAGGTGAGGAACTTGTCGCAAGTGTAGAGAAGATGAAAGCCGCATTTGAAGAGCAGAAACGCAAGGAATGTGGCGAGTTGGTGGAACAGCTGATTAAAGAGAAGGTTTCAGGCGAGGTTGCGCAGGTGTTGGTAAAGAAGTTGCTTAAGTATGAAGGTGAGCCTGACAAAGAGAAAATAGCAGGCGAGATTGATAATATCTTGAACGACCCAGATGTGAAAGAAGCATTAAGTAAGATTTATGCTGTAAACCCTCCAGTAGTGGGTGAAGAGCAGAGTAGTAAACTCGTAGTTAAGCGAGTAAGAATTTAGAAAGGGGGCAGAGAAAATGGCGTTTGATGGACAGCCAGTACCAAGCACAGAGTATCAAATACCACAGCCAAAGGTTAGTGATGGCCAGAGTGTAGTTGTAACAGCTACAGGTAATGTGGATGCAGGTGAGTTTTACGAAATTAAAGGCTTTCTTGGAGTAGCGATGACTAATGGCAAAGCAGAGGATAAGGTAGTGCTGAACATTGAGCAAGCGGAGTATCAGACCACCAAGGTTGCCTCAGGTAAAACATTTACAGTTGGGCAAATAGTGTATTGGAATGGAGAAAAGTTTACTTCAGATGAAAAGCAAGGTACTACTCCAAATAGAGTAGCTGGCAGATGCACAAGTTGGGATGATACCAATAAGGTGTTGACATTTATACTTGCACCGCAGGCATATTCAGTAGTGCAAATAGTGCAAACCGGTGGAGCGTAGAAAGGGGGCTGATATAGATGACTATAATTGATCAGGAAAGTCTTAAAGCCGCAAAAAGGCAAGGAACATATACATATACCGTACCTATGGTGATTGATAAAAAAGAGTACCCTGTAGACGTTCGGCTGATTAACGGTGAAATGGAAACGTATCAGCTGACTAAACCCATAGGTGAGTTGATGACATCAGCATCGCTTGAAGATAAGCAGGACTTGTTGAGGAAGGTTACGTTAGATGTCCAGCTGGGTAGGGAGCAGGTTCAGACACTGTATGCTCCAGTTTACCAGACTTTGAGCGACCCTAATTTCCCGAGGGTATTGCAGGCAACATGGGCGATGTATGGTAATGTGGTATTCCTTGAGCATTTAGAGGGGCAGGAGGTTCATTTCGGGAGTTTGTCCGTTGAGCAGGGGCCGATTGCTACCATTCAGGAATACACTGCAGGATTTGAGTACACCAAGGAACTCATAGATTTCAATGAGATGTTTAGGATTGAGCTTATCAATCAGGCGATTGGACAGGCTTACAATGCGTTGTTAAATCATATCCACTTATACCCGATTTTCAGTTACAACAATTACAATACCAAGAATGTTACCACATGGAAAGGTGAAACAGGCGACCCATTGTGGTTAGGGATTTATAAGACATTGAGGCAGGCAATCATAGATGCCACTTTAGCAAAGCGTCCAGCGACAGTGTTACTTGCAAACCCAGCTGATAGGTTTGATATTGAACTTGCATTGCGTGGAGGTTTTACCATTGAAGGTACGACTTATCCAGCGTTATCAGGCATTGATACGATTATCTACTATGAAGGTTGGCAAGGAACAATGAATGGTAAGCCATATGTGTATGAAGGAGTACCACAGGGTAAAGCGTATTTGATTAGGCCGAAGCAAGGGTTTAAGGAACTCGTGAAGAAAGACCTTCCTATTGAAACTACCAGCGGCGATTTGACAAGGTTAGTTGAAGCTCAGATAATCGCTTATGCTTACCGAGGCGTATTCGCTGCATTAGACGAGAATGTGCAAAAGGTAGAGATCCGTGCGCGCCAATCATGATACCAACTCCAGAGTTAGTTGAGCAGTTACGCAATCTTGCTGGTGAGAAGGAAGAGGGAAGGTTCACCGATGCTGAATTAGAAGACATTATTAAGGCGTCAGATAACATTTATGCGGCGGCTTCCTATGTATGGACATTAAAAGCGGCGAGGATACAAGAAGAGTTAGGGAACATCCAAAGCTATTCCATTGGTGAAGAAAGTTACACTTATAGGTCGTTGACAGACATGTTGGAGTTGTGTTTAAAGATGGCTGACGCATATTCCCAGATGGGTGATATGGGAGCAAGAATTGTGCAGGTTAATCCTCCTGATGTGGTATGAAGGAACAGCGGGTTAGGGACATCGCATGGGCAATTGAGCAAAACCCTGTAGATGTTACCATTTACCGTACACAGCGAGTATTGAGTGAAGGACATTACACCGAGACTACCATGGAAGTAGGAACATATAGAGTGCGTATATTCTTGAATGATAGGCATACTCCAGCAAAATTGATTGATGAAGGAGGGAGGGCATTGCGCAGTGTAACATGGTCAATGCTTTGTGATGCTTCCGCAGATGTAAAGGCTGGTGCAAATGTGGTGGATGTGGTAGATGTACCTATGCTGGGGAAGTTAAAAGTAGTTAACGTTATCCCGTTAAGCGTACAGGGTGAAGTGGTAGGATACCAAGTGCAGTTACAGGGGATGGATGAATGATAAAAGTTGCCCAAGGTTTCAGTGATAAAAGTAAATATAAGTTTCAGCAGATTTATGCGTTAATGGACACGGTATACCGACCAATGACAGAAGGGTACATGAAAGCAAACAAGCCGTGGACTACACGAACAGGTTTGGCTGTGGCAGGGTTACATTCCAGAATAGAGAAGAGCGAAACCGAAATAAAACTCATACTTGGGCATGGCGTAAGTTATGGCGTTTACCTTGAGCGTGGGCATAAGGTAAAAACTAAAGGCGGTAAGGTAAAAGAGGTTAAGCCGTATGCGATACTTAAGCCGACGTTAGACAAGTTCTATCCAGATATATGCGAGCGTATAAGGGAGCTGTGGAGCATGTGAGAGACGAAATAAGGAAGTTACTCGTAGAAAAAGTTGCATTAGTTGGTGAAAGGGTATACGAGCCATATGTTCCATCGTTGCAAATAGAAAAGCCTTACCTTGTAGTTAAGGAAGGTACAAAGGAAGTACCAAACGATTGGGCTGGGTATACGACTACCGTTGAAGTGTGGATATTTGAAAACTTTGAGACATTTGCGGATGTAGATCAGTTGGCGGCGGATGTGATTAGTGCGCTGGACAAACAAATAATCACGGTTAATGATAAGAAGTACTTATTACGTTACCTTGCTACTATAGGTGAGGATTTCTGGGATGAGGAGCTACAAGCATTAGAACGTGGCTTGCAGTTTCAGGTCTTTTCATTGGGTTGGTTGAATGGTGAGACGTATAACCCAGACCCAGTAGCAGCATTACGTGGTTGGAGTGAAAGCCGCTGGGTGAAGGTTGAGACAAAGGAAGGAAACATAATTAAAACACCGATATTGCAAACTGACCCAGATACATGGGATCCGTCAGACCAGCGTCCGGGCTTGTATTGGCGAATTGTGGAAGTATCAGCACCATATAATGTAAGTGCGTCAATGTATTGGATGAATTTCACCATTTATGGGCACGTTGTTGCACCAGATCCGAGTGTCCGTAGAGAATGGATAAGGAAAGTCGTTGAAGCGTTAACAGATGCGATGCGAATAAGTGTTAATGATGTTACGGAGTTGTGCGTGGAAGAGATATCAGCTACAATGGATGCAGATCCGTTAACAGTGGGACAAATCAGGTTACGTGGAACAATGGGACTCATGCGTAGTAAAGTAAGTGCGGAAGTGTTGAGTAATGCTTCCGTTAGTGGTGGGGTGTCATTTACAGTGAAAGTACCCATATTAAACCCTGAAGGGGAAGGAGGTTCGGCGGATTGAGTGCAAAAAAAGAAGTAATAGAAGAAGAGCAGGACACCAAAATAAAACCCGAGGAAAAAGAGGCTGAAGATGTTTATACGCTTAATGATTTAGTAGCGAATGCTGGCATATTTGGAGTGAAGCCCGAAGCAATAATTGGTGCAATGAAAATGGCTGGTAAAGAAGAAGCTACTAAAAAAGAGATAAGTAAGTTTCTGTCGGATTTTTTACGAAAAGAGGTGTAGAGCATGGCAGGAATAACGTTCACAAGCGGTGAACAAAAAGTACGACCTGGCGTATTTGTCCGAGTGCAAAACATAGGACAGCCAGTAGTCCCTGCATTACCGCAAGGGATTGTGGCTGGGGTAGTAAAAAGTAATTGGGGGCCGATTAACACACCTATTACCATAGCTACAAATGAAGCAATACGAGACGTGTTTGGAATAGGTGAAAGTTTGACAATGCTTACCGAGGCGTTTAAAGGTGGGTGTAGTAAACTTGAAGTGGTGCGTGCAGGTACAGGTGGTGCACCGTCAACCATTGTGCTTACCGATACCGCTACCACTCCAGCGAATGTGGTTAATATCACAGCAAAATATCCGGGCACAAGGGGTAATAATTTCACGGTAACAATTAGGGATTCATTGACAAATGCGAGTTTAAGAGAGTTCTTGCTTTATGAAGGAGCAACGTTGTTGCTTACCGTACCATTTGCAAAAGGAACAGCAGAGCCAGATGCTTTGGTTTCAGCATTGAATAGTTCACAAGCGAATAAATACGTTACTGCAGAGAAGATTGCGGCTGGTAATGGAACATTGAAGGCAATAGCTAATGCGGGTATGACAGGTGGGCTTGACCCTACCACTACCGCAAATGATTATTTGACAGCCCTTACATCACTTGAGGCGGTTGATTGGAATGTGCTCGTAGTTGATAGTGAAGACACGAGTTTATTTTCGTCCATTCAGGCGTATATAGACCGTGTAAGGAATGCTGGTAAGCGTGTCATGGCAGTGTTAGGACAAAAGACAAATGTAGAGTTAAGCACCAGACTAACATTAGCACGTAGTTTTAACGATCCAGCAATTGTGTTTGTGTTGAATGGGTTCAGTTACGCCGATGGGACAGCGATAGAAGGTTATAAAGCCACAGGGCGAGTAGCTGGGATGATTGCAAGTGCTGATGTAACAGAGAGCCTTACCCATGCGGTAATACAGGGAGCTACAGGTTTGGTAGGTGCTTTGAGTAATACCGATATAGAAAGTGCGCTGAATAGTGGAGCATTGGTNTTTACGTTNAACTCGCAGAAGCAGGTTCAGATTGAGCAAGGCATTAATACGTTTATAACTCCGACGGCTGACCTTGACATGGGTTGGAGGAAGATAAGAAGAGTAAGGACAAGNGACACGCTGATTGACAGAATTGGTGCAACTTGGGACTTGTTGATTGGGAAGATAAATAATGACGCTAATGGTAGGGCTACATTGATGGCAGCAGCTCAGGGTGTAATAAATGAGATGATTAATGAAGGGGCACTAATTGCTGGTCAGATTTATGAAGACCCGACCAACCCTCCAGAAGGCGATAGCGCATGGTTTATCATACAAGTAGATGATACCGATAGTGCAGAGAAGCTGTACTTGACATTCCAGTTTAGATTTGCTCCAGTATAAAAGGGGGTGAAAGAATATGGCAGATGGCAGATACATATTCCGAGATTGTGTACCTGATGGTGCGATTGACATAGTGAATGTTCGGACAGGGGATATTGTGCAACGAGCATGGAGTTTCAGGGTAAATGCTCCAGTAGAATTGCAATCGGCCCTTGATGGAGGAACATTCCAGCCTAATCATATTATTCGTGGTTACGATGGTGAGTTGTACGACGGCGATGGTAATTTGCTTGCTGAAGTAAACACATTCCAAGCACAGATAAACCTGACCAATACCGATTACCAAGCCGCTGGTAATAAACAAGTATGGGCAATACCCCAATCTTATACAGTTACTTTGACATTTACAGAGACAGTAATAAAGGACGCCAAGATACTTAAAAAAGTGTTGGACAGTTTAGCAAAAGGAGCTCCAGATGCGAGATTAAACTTTATGGGGGTATTACACGCACACACATAGGAGGGGTGAGAAGTGAGTAAGGTTGATAAAGAGGAGTTATTAAGTAAAGAAGATGTCATACTAAGGGATGTAGCTGGCATTCTAAAAGCGATGGACACAATCGTAGAATATGAGACGTACCACGTAGTTAGGGATGGGAAGGAGTTATTCTCATTCCGAGTGCGTGGGTTGACCGATGAAGAAGCCGAGGAGTGTAGGCAAGAAGCTACAAAAACAGTGCGAGATAAAAGACTTGGCAATTTGGCAGTACCGCAGGAGTTTAATGCCGCAAAGTTTAATTCGTTGATGATTGTCCAAGCCACGCATCCAGAAGATAGGGCAATGCTTTGGGATAACAAAGAATTGTGGGAGAAAGCTAACGTTCTTGCTGGTTGGCAGTTGGTGGATAAAGTGCTTAAGCGTGGCGAGAAGGATGAAGTTATCGAACTCATAGAGCGTTTGAGTGGGTATAATAGCGAGGAAAACGAGAGCCGAGTTGAAACGTTAAAAAACTAATCAGGGCAGGTGGTGAAGCGACCATAATTCACCACCTGCTCCAAAGATGTGGCATTACTCCAGATGAGTATTGGAGCAAGCCGCCAAAGATACGTGATTTTATGCGTGCAAGCATGTTGGTGGAGTTAGAGCAGGAGCAAGAAGAATTAGAGAAGATAAGGGGGAAAGATGGCTAACGAGACCTATAAGGTAGAGCTTTTAATTACCGCACAAGACCAATCAGCACCAGTTATAGAGCAGGCAAATGAGCGAATTAATCGTTTCGCCCAGAATGCCGAGTTAACAAATAAGAAGTTAGCCCGTTCCCTGAATACGACTTATAAGCCGACCATAACAGCGATTGATAATACAGCACCAGCAGTAGCAAGTGCGCAATCAGGCTTGAGTAAAATTGCTGGCAAAGTGTGGAGTGTCGTTGTGCATGCGGTTGACCAAGTTACGCCTGTATTTTCGAGCATTTTAAGTGGTGCAAAAAGTTTCGTGAGTAGAATAGGCAGCATTTTGGGTGGAGTAGGAAGGATGATAACATCACCACTTGGGATGCTTGGGATAGCTGGTGCTGGGGCGGGGATGACAGCCCTTATTGCTGGACCGTTAAAACTTGCAGGAGAGATGGAGCAGGCGAGGGTATCATTTAAGTTTTTCCTTGAGGATGAAGAGAGGGCTAAACGTTTTATAGGCGAGTTGCAAGCACTTGCAGCTATTACACCATTTGAATTTAAAGATGTGCAGGATCTTGCTACCCAGTTGTTACCAGTTTATAAACAGATGTATGGATTAGAGAATGCTACAGCTATGACATTAGATACGTTGCTTAAATTTGCTGATGCGGCTTCTATGACAGGTGCGGGTATGGAAGGGTTGAAGGGTGCAATGCTTGGATTTACACAGATAGCCCAAAGTGGTAGGTTGAATTTGCAGGATTTAAGGCAGGTTACTTTGAACTTAAAAATACCAATGACAGATGTATTGAAGGAACTCGGAGTGAAGTCGTTGGATGATATTTCAAAGAAGGCTATTCCCGCAAAGCAGGCTATGGAAGCAATTGGAAGAGCGTTAAAGCAGTATGCTGGTGGAAGTGAATTACAGGCAAAGACGTTGGTTGGATTGATATCTGCATTAAAGGATATTGCAGGCATGACGATAACATATTTCGGTGAAGGAATGCTGAAGCCAGTAGAGGATATCTTATTTGGACTTGTTGAAGCGGCTACCAAAGGCGAGGATGCATTAAAGAGTGTCCAAGATAGATTGTACAAAGCAGGTGTTAGGGTAGGAGAAGCGATGCAGAATGCTTATAGAAAGGTGGTTCGTTTCTTTGGTGATTTGAGTTCAATACCGGGCTGGAATCAGATGTCAATGACACAAAAAATTATTACCGCATTTAGCCAAGTACTGACAGAATTAAATAATTGGTTGAAGGGGGATCAGGGACAAGAAGCATTTAGAAAGATACAAGAAACGATAAACTCATTTTTCAAAACTATTTTCGGACCAGAAAATTCTGAGTTAATTAAGCAGCTTGCAACGTTTGGTTACACGCTTGGATCAGAGCTTGCAAGTGCGATTTTCAATGGGATAAAGAGCAATGTTAAATTAATGACAATTCTTGGTGCAATAGTAGGCTTCCAGATAGCTGGCTGGAAAGGTGCTTTAGTTGGGGCTGGAGGATTAGCTGCTTTGGCTGCACTTTTTAATTTGGAAGAGTTTTTAGACGAGAGAGGAACGCCTGAAGTTACATCAAGTACGCCTGAGCTTACAGGTTCAGCAGCACAATATCAGATGATGTTTATACAAGCTGGCATGTTGCCTGATGAAGCTTATAAATTTATGGTTGAAAGTGGCTATATAACAAGTACTGGCGAATTAATAGATGAAATACCATCTCAAAGTTTACCAGCCCATGCGAGAGGTGGAATATTTTACACAAGGCACATAGCGGAAGTAGCTGAAAGAGGAGCAGAGGCAATTATTCCTTTAGAACGTACAAAAAAGAATGTGGAGCTGTGGCAAGTAGTAGGTGAGCACCTTGGGGTGATGAGAAATGCTCCAATAGAAAGTGTAACTCAAGCCACGATAAATAATACATATAACACAATGAAAAATGTACAGGCAATGTCGTATAGCACTGTAACACATAATGTTCAAACAGAAGTTCCTACTGTGTCAGTTGTTCCACGTAATGTGCAGAGTACCGTAAACATTAATGTTAACACCGAAGGGTTAATTGGTGAAGTTGTCATAAACAATAAGGCTGATGTAGATGAAGCGGTCGACAAGATTGTGGGAGTATTAGCTCCAGAGTTAAGGAAGGCGTTTTCTAATATGGTGGTGGGATAAATGGAGTTTTACATAACGGGGAAGAATACCAAGCTTCATTTACCGATGAACCCAGAACAATTGCAAGTGATGACAAGTTCAAAGTTGTTCAGCGTTAGCATAATTGATTTGGGCGATTTCTTAATGCCGAGAGGTATTGCACCAGCGACGATTAGGTGGGAGGGTATATTCCCGGGTGCGAGTAGGAGGAACAGCATATATGTTGTGGATTGGCAGGACCCCAAGGCGATTGTAGGTTTGATTTCAGGCTGGAGACGAGAGAACGTAAAAGTTCATTTGCTGATAACAGAAACACCGATAAACATGGATTGTTACATTCAAGAGTTCGACCATACATGGAAAGGTGGACATGGCGATTGTTATTACTCCATAAGTTTGGTTGAGGCACGTAATTTGGTTGTGATGACAGAAAAAGAGAAGAGTACGAGTGCGCAGGCTAAAACGAGTGCACAGAGACCAGCTCCGAGTATCCCGAAAACGTATACCGTAAAACAAGGCGATACCCTATGGGGTATAGCAAAGAAAATGCTCGGTGATGGTGCAAAGTGGAAGACATTGTACGAGTTGAATAAGGCTGTCATTGGCCCAGATCCGAACAAAATTAAACCCGGGCAGGTGCTCAAGCTTGGTTGATATTACCAAGATAAAGTATGAAGTGCGCATTATCGATCCAAGCGGTAAGCAAATGGATGTTACGCCATTTGTTAGTCAATTGTCCTTTGGTGATGCCGATGGTGAGTTAGCAGCGCATTTAAGCATGACATTGACAAATCAGCAAGTAGGTGGGAAGTGGGTACACCAGCTTGTAGCACTTGGGACACCGATATACCTATTAGCGAATGGGGTAGAAGTGTTCAGGGGCACGGTGTTTGATTGGATGACGTCTACGGATCCGTTGGGTAGTGTGGAGATTGAAGCGTATGACCAGCTGATTTACTTGTTTAAGAGCGAAGATGATAGGTACTATAGGTCGGGACAAAGGGCAATAGATGTGTTGACAGATATTTTCAGAGCATGGAATATTCCCATAGGCAAGATAGAGGGGCCGAATGTAGTATTAGCCAAGCAAGTATTCCGACAGATGACAGTTGCGGAGATGATAAACAGCATACTCAAACAAGGTAAAGATAAGGGAGCAGGCGAGTTTATCGTACGTAGTGAAAAAGGGAAGGTTTATATTAGGAAAGCCATGTCCAATCAAGATGTTTACGTGTTTGCATATAATGAAAATGTGCAGTCGGTAATGGATAGGTGGAGCATTAATAATCTTGTTACACGAGTGCGCATAATAGGTGCGGAAGATGAGGAAGGAAGGGCACCGTTAATTGCAGTTCTTGATGGAGACACAAAATATGGTATATTGCAAAGGATTGTCCAGAATAGTTCAGATGACACATTGGCCGATGCAAAGCAGAATGCGAAAGAGATATTGAAGGAGTTCGGACAGCCAGAGAAAGACAGGACAATCAGGTGCGTAGATGTTCCCTTTATCAGGAAGGGTGATAAGGTGAAAGTTGTTGCTGGGACGTTAAATGGGTATTACCAAGTCGTATCCGTAGAGCATAATGTTACGAGTTTAACTATGAGCGTGGGGCTAAAATGAACAAGAAAAGCATTGACGATTTGGCTAAAGTGTTAAATGAAAGAATTAGTTTAATAGCTAACAAACCCGATAGCATTGAATTAGGAACGATACAGCCAGACATGAGTTTGAAGCTTGATACGTTTGCGATGCCGATAAAGAAAGGCGATTATTTGATAGCCGATTTTACTGCACAGGTTGAGTTTCCCATTTGGTCGTTGGTAGGTGTTGGCGAGTATCCCGTAGACAAAGAAGGGAAGCCGATAGAAGGAGTAGACATATACCATACCGCACAAACAAGGTGGGATTGGGAGCAGAGCACTGTTGAGAAAGTGAATATAAGAATTAAACCCGAGCTTAAAAGTGGCGATAGGGTGTTGGTGGCTTGGGTTAACCAGCATAGAGACCCTGTCGTAATTGCAAAGGTGGTGAGTTCGTGAGCGATTTATATCCACGCTTTGATATGCCTGACATAGTGGGTGCAGTAGAAAGCCAAGAAGTAGCTTTCCCTAAAAGTTGGTTGTGGGATTGGGATATTTGCGACTTTGTCCAAACAGGTGGTGGTGATGTAGTAGAGGCGGACGGTTTGACAGCTTGGGTGCAATGGTGTGTAAAAGCGATATTGACACAGAGGCTGGCATATGTTGTGTACGATTGGGATTATGGTGCAGACATTGAAAGTTGTCTTAAACAGCCTACAAGAGCAGTAACAGAGGCGGAGCTGGAGCGAGAGATTACAGAGGCTTTGCTTACAGACCCGAGAACAGCTGAAGTAAAGAATTTCAGCTTTGAGTGGAGCGGTGATGAGTTGACAGTTTGGTTTACCGTGGTAAATGCATTAGGCCAGCCAGCTGAAGTGCAAGTAGGTGTAGGGTATAGAGAAGTGCAGAGGCAGTTTTCATTGTCAAGGGTGGAGCAGTACGTTAGCGATTGGATGAGTGGAACGCTGGTAGGGGTAGAAGTGAACGACCGAGGACGTTTGACATTAATAGAAACACACGAGCCTTTATCGGGTTATAGGTTAAGCAAGCCAATATACTTAAAGAGTTTAGGTACGTGTAATGGGTCAAATATTTCATGGAAAGCAAATATTCCTGCAGGGTGCGATGTAAAGGTTTATGCGTCAGTAGATGGTAGTACATTTCAAGAATGTGAGAACAATGCTCCAATACCAAGTTTGAGTGAAGGCGTTAGTTTGGTTGATAAGGTGCTTGTTATAAAAGAAGTGTTGCTGACCGAGGATGGCGTTAATAGACCCGAGCTTATGGTTGTGCGTTATAATGTAGATGGAACAGTCACGTTGAGGGGGTGAGAGGTTGGACTTACCAGAATACCTAACAGACCAAACGTTTGAAACAATATTAGCAAGATTGTTGTCCTATGTACCAGACAATTACGATAAAAGCCAAGGTTCATTTGTGTATGATGCATTAGCTCCAGTTGCCGCAGAATTGACACAAGCTGCAATATGGGCACAAGAGGTGTTACGTCGTGGATTTGCACAGACAACGTTTGGTACATATTTGGATTTGAGAGCTGAAGAACATGGATTGTCCAGAATACCAGCAAGCAAAGCCACTGGGTACGTAACATTCTTTGGTGATAGTGGAACGGTAATACCAGAAGGAACGATAGTGTCCACCCCTTCATCGGAATTGGCACCAGCAGTATTCTTTAGGACTACCACGCAAGCAGTGATAAGTGATGCAGGAGAAGTGTCCGTACCCATAGAAGCCTTGGACGAAGGGATTGAAGGGAATGTCGCTGCAGGAGCAATAACAGTTTTAAGCACTCCCATTCAGGGCGTTGCAAGGATTGAAAATGAGCAAGCCACGAGTGGTGGTGCAGATACTGAAGATGATGCAAGTTTATTGGCACGATATTTGGAATGGGTGCGCAATCCCAGTGCAGGTGGTAATAAAGCTGATTATGTAAAATGGGCACTTGAGGTTGCAGGTGTTGGAAGTGTTTCGGTAGTACCGTTGAAGTATGGCAATGGAACAGTTAGCGTAGCAATCGTTGATAAGGATATTCAGCCAGCCAGTGAAGAGTTAGTTCAGCGACTTCAGGAGCACATAGCACCAAGATGGTTGCATGTGAATGAAGCAGAGAGTTTGACTATTTCGGGGTATGGAGTGACGATTAACTCAGGCCAGGTGGTTATGGCGTATAGTAGTAGCGGTTCGGGTATGGTGAAGCATGTACAGTTTGACAGTTTATTTAGCCAACCTGGTACATGGCAAGTAATTGTTTATAGTGCGGTGGTGGGGGCTGGGGATAACGATTTGCTGAAAGTTGGTGTTTGGAATAGTACGCAGAATGCATGGGCAAAGAAGGATGTTTCGAGTACCGAAGATGCTTTTACTGTGTTTAGTGCAGATGACATAAACGCGTCAAGTAAAGTGTGCCAGCAGTTTTATTGGAATGGGCAAGACCATCTCGAGTTGAGAATTGAGAGGTTGCAGACCGATACCGTTAACACAGTTACTATAAATAAAATAGCGTATGAGAGTTTGTTCAGCAAAGACACTGGCGATGGCAAAGCTCCCATTGGTGCGAGGGTGTATATAGAGCCTGCAAGCCCAGTTGCTATTAATGTCAGTGTCCACTTAGTAGTAGCTGCTGGGTATGAGGTAGGAGCAGTTCAATTAGCGGTTAAGGAGAATGTGGAACAGTACCTGAAGTCATTGACATTTAAGCAAGATAATGATGTGCGATATGTGAAGATTGGAAGCGTTATTTTAGATACGCCTGGGGTGGTGGAGTATTCCAACCTGTTGGTGAATGGTGCTACAAATAATATTCCAATAGGCGAGCAGGAAGTAGCTGTGCTTGGGACGGTGACATTTACATGATAAGTGAAGCGGGAAATAGGATGCTTGACAATATGCCGCAGTATTATTTAACGAGTATCGTAATGCGTACCATATGGGATGCGCAAGGTAGGGAGATTGACCAGCTGTACCAAGCACTGGATGAAGTGTTAAAGCAGTTCTTTGTGTCCACAGCCACATGGGGTTTGGAATTATGGGAGCAATTTTTGGGATTGCCAATTGATAAAACAAAATCAGAGCAATTTAGACGAGAAAGAATAACAGCAAAGTTGCGAGGATATGGCACAATTACAAAAGAGTTGATTAAGAACGTCGCTTCGGCTTTTGCAAATGGAGAGGTAGAAGTCATAGAATATCCAAGCGAATACAAATTCGTAGTAAAGTTTGTTGGAGAAAAAGGAATACCACCGAATATTAGCGATTTGACAAAGACGATAGAAGAAATTAAGCCAGCACACTTAAATTATGAGTATCAATACACTTATAACGTTTGGAAGTTCTTAACAAGCAAAATCTGGAACGATTTAACATCCTACACTTGGGAACGAGTAAGAATAATATAGGAGGTGACAAGCTTGAAATATACACAAAATTACAATCTTAAAAAGCCAGAAGGAACAGATTTAGTCAATATTGACGATTTAAACTACAACGCTGATGTAATAGACACAGAGCTTGCAAAGCGTATAATCAACGCAGGCAATGTCCCCTCCATCCAAGCTGGGCTGGATGCGAGCAAACCTGCTCCAGGCACGGCTGGTAGGCTTTTTATTGCGACAGACACGCAGATAATTTATTGTGACACAGGGTCTGCATGGCAAAAGATAGCGGTAGTTAATTGGAACGATATAGCAAACAAGCCAATTATTACTCGCATAAAACGCAGTAACCCAGATGCTTATGGGAATTATTTACAAGTAGACTATTACCGCAAAAATGGAACATTATTTGCAAGAAGTGTTTTAAGTGGAGGAACACCACCGCAATATACAACAAGAACTATTACAATCTATGATGCAGATGGAACAACAGTTGTTGATTCGTATACCTTTACTATAACCTATGACGCTAATGGAAATCCTGTTGATGAATGGTAGGTGGGATGGATGTTTAAAGGTTCATTGATAGACCATGGAATAGGCTTAGGGAAATATAAAATAGGTGCTTACATCAAAGACGTTAATTTACAAAAGGATAATTCAAAAGGTAATGGCAATGAAATATGGAGTAAAACTGATGTTGGCTATGGTTGGGGTATAGCAGTAGACAGTTCAGGTAATGTTTATTGTGCTCATAATGTTAGTGGTGGTAAAGCAATAAGAAAACTTGATAGTACTGGCAATGAAATATGGAGTAAAACTGATGTTGGAA